ATCACAAAACATCTCAAAGGTAGGAAACATTCCTGCGTAATTCTCGTAAATACGACGACGATTACCTAGGATATTCTCACGGAGAATGAAGACGAAATCTACGTTGGTACGCAGATTGGGCGTAATACCGAGAGGGTACTGCATGGTGATCATGGTCATCATATCAATGTGACGACCGTTCATGAACACGTAACGGGTAGACTCCTCCTTGATCCAGGTTGCATCGTAGAGACAGTCATCCAGAATGAGGAAGGCACGAGGATCGATGTTCGACTGACCGCCCTTGGATGCCTTATCCTTGTTACGGTTCTGCTTGATGTTCATCTGGCGCTTGATGACGTTCATCACAATCTGAGGAGAGTACTTGTCGTGAATGAACTTGGAGGGGATCATGTTCTGGAAGAACTCGTTCGCCACCTCCGTACCCGAGATGACCGTCCCCACAGGAAAGCAGGACTGAGTATTGAAAAGAATATCACGGATCAAGAACGATTTGCCCGTGTCCTTCTTTCCAATCACCACGATCATCGGACTCTTGCGAGAATCAATCTCGGTCCGGTCCTTGATCATATTTATATCAAACTTCCGTAGTTGGAAGTTCATTACTAAGAGTGTCGTTTAGTTTTCATCAATCCTCGCCGACCGAGTTTATAATGGGAAAGGACCTGAGATCGACCCCTGTCTCAATGAAGATGCATCGGATGCCGAAGGTGGATGGCTCGCTGTGGTCGCTGAAGAACATGCAGCCCTACTTCCCTAGCCTAGAGAAGCTCTTCAAGACAGAAAATCTTGCGAATCTCCACGAGTATGGAGTCAAGCTGTCGGATCCTTTGGAGAGTATTGTGGATGAGACCCACATCAAGGTTCGTGGTCAGACTGTCCCTGTTCATCGCAAGACCACCATGATTCTGAGCCCCTACAAGACGATGCGCAACGACTACGGTTCCCTGGGTCTGCCCAAGCGCTCGGACGTGGCCTCGGATCTGCAGGAACGTCTGCAGAGCCCTCACAGTGCCGGATACGTGGGAGCCATGACCTCGATCGCGCTGTCCGAGTCGGGATGCCGTCACTTTCCGAAGGTGTACGGTGTCTTTATGGGTATGGCCGGCAAGCATACCATCGACATCTCGGATGACTACGAGGAGCTGTCGGAGAAGACCTGGTTTGCCGACAATATTGGCAAGACCTTTGAGCTAAAGCTTCGGTCGACCGAGACAGAGGGGGCGGGGTTCAGCCATACCCGGGGACAGCGTGCTAATCTTGCTCTGGGTGATGAGGTGGATCTCGGAGATATTGAGGATATTGATGCCGAGCACATTGATGACCCGATGGCGTCTGGAGAGATGGAGGATATAAATGTCGACTCGTCGGCCTCGGGAGATGGTGATGAGGACGAGACCTCGGGACTGAGTGACGTCTTTGAGATTGCCTCGTGCGACTGTCCTGAGGATGAGGAGGACGATCAGGATGATGGGGAGGAGGATGAGCCCTTTGCGTGGGCTACGTTCTCGGACGTGCCGGTGATCACGACGGTCATGGAGGTCTGTGAGGGAACCTTCTACGAACTTGTGAAGCTTCATCCGGATCCGGCCAAGCACACAGCCTGGATGTCACAGATTGTCTTTGCCCTGGCCTATGCTCAGCGGAACTACGGATTCACTCACAACGACCTGCACGGAAATAACGTCATGTACGTCAAGACGGATGAGGAGTTCTTTCTCTATCGCCACGGAACTCAGGCATATAAGGTCCCGACCTACGGATACCTGATGAAGATCATTGACTTCGATCGGGCTATTTGCTCGATTCGTCTCAATGGTATGAAGGAGCCGAAGATGTTCGTGAGTAGCCAGTTTCACGAGGATGAGGAGGCCGGTGGACAGTACAACATGGAGCCCTTCTACAATCACGAGCACCCTCACATGGGGGCCTCCTCGTCCTTCGATCTGGTCCGCCTTGCGACCTCGCTGTTCTGGGATATGTTTCCTCAGGGTCCCTTAGTTCCGAACGCACATCCGCTGTTTGAGATTTTCAAGCAATGGATGACGATGTCCGATGGGACGTCTGTCATGTTTCGTAAGAAGATGGATAATCATGATCGGTATCATGGATTTGACCTGTACAAGGCGATTGCCCGTTACTGCAAGGATTCAGCGGTTCCTCGTAAGGAAATCGGACGGCTCATTGGCTTCCGCGCCACACCCTCGGCAGCTCAGCTTAACGACGCCCTGCCGATCGACGTGTAGACTTGCGAGACTTACGAGACTTCTTCGGCTTACGACCCTTACGCGACTTGCGGTTCTTTCCACCGCGACGCACAGGCAGTCCAGTCATCTCATCCTCCGTCGCGTCGGGGTCCTCCTTGCTCATGGCAACCAGTGCCCGTGCCGCGCGAGCATCGTCGTTGCCCTTACTCAGGTTCATCAGGGCATTCACATCCTTCGAGTTGTGCCCCGTATCGCTCGCGTTCTTCATGTTCGCCAGAACGTTAGCCGCCCGAGAGTCCTGAGATTCCGCCATTATATTTGGTGAATATTATTCGTCGTCAACCCCTTAAAACTCGGGCTTACCAACGAACATCTCCTGCGTCGTTGCCGACACCGTCTCGGCGACCGTCTCAATCGCGTCCGTGCCGATCGCATACACCACACCACCTGTCACAACACCCGCACCTGCAACGATCTTCCCCAGATCCGTGTAATCGACTGCCACCTTCTTCGCACGACGATCCAGAACATAGAGAAGTGCAGCCACAATCATCACCGCTCCGACAACCATAGCCAGTGTCTGTAACTCCATGCTTTGTTCCGCCACTGTCTTTTTTGGAAGCAATCTTAAACGCTTAAGCGCTTACAGGTTGAGGGCGACCGTCTCCGTGGGCTTGACATCGACCTCACCCTCAGCTTCCTCCTCGCCATCAATCTCCAGCTTGATGTCCTCGCCCAGGGCAAGACGGGGGCGCTCCTCCTCTTCCTCTGAATCCTCACCCTCATCATCCGTCTCAAACTCAACCGTCTCGGGTGCGCCAAAGGTCAGCTTAGGTGCCGGTGCCTTCTTCTCGGGCTCGGGCTCGGGCTTAGGCTCAGGCTCAGGTGCCGGGGCAGGAGCAGGAGCAGGTGCCGTGGTCTCCTCCCGAGCACGGAAGTAGGCCTTGCTGATGTCCTTCCAAGGAATGAAGCTGTCAATCACCTCGTTCAGCGAGGCAGCCAGCATGGTCTCGATGTCACGACGATTACGGGCCTGCTGCTCCGACGAGACACCGATCGTCTTGAACAGGTACGCCGCAGACCACGACGCACGAGCACCTGCCTTGTAGAAGGTGTGCACGAACTTGTCGACCGTGGGGCGCTCGAACTGAATGTCCACGTGTGTCGAATCCACCTGCTGAAGAGAGGCAAAGGCTCGAATGTAGCTCACAAAGACACCCAGCAGAAGGTCCTCAATGTAATCACACTTCGAGGCCTTCGCAATACGATCAACCTCCTTAGTGAGAATCTCCTCGTTCCACTTAGGAATCTGTGTCAGAAGGTTCTGGAAGGTCGTCAGGACCTGGTCGGGCTGCCTATTACGCTCCGCAGCCTTCTTGGCGTTGTCGTAGATCGACCACAGACCGTCGGCAACGTGGGGAACGAGGACACGAGTCAGATTCTCACGAAGCGTCTGCTTGACAAAATCAGTGCTCATTTGTTTACACGAGAGGTGAAGAGTTCACTTAAACGGACGCATGAAGCTCGTTCTGATCCTTATGATCCGCAATGAGGAGAAGATCCTGAAGCGGTGTCTGGAATCGGTCAAGGGAGTGGTCGATGCTTTCTGTATTATGGACACAGGATCGACGGATGCGACCTGTTCCATCGCCGAAGACTTTCTCAAGGAGAATCCCGGGTGCCTATCCAAGAGCACCTGGAAGGATTTTGGTCACAATCGTAGTCTGAGTTTCACAGCCGCCCAGGATTGGCTGAAGACTCAGGATTGGGATCTCAAGGACACCTATGGACTTTTGCTCGATGCAGATATGGAGTTCGTTCCAGGAACACTCAAGAATCAGCTTCTGACGGGGGTTGGCTACACAATCATCCAGGTTGCGGGAAATTTAGAGTATCCGAACGCCCGTCTTGTTCGGATGGATCATCCATGGGTGTGCCGTGGAGTCACCCATGAGTACTGGGATGGTCCTACTGGGTTCATTCATAAGGAGGTATGTTACATCAACGATCATAACGACGGTGGCTGTAAGTCAGATAAGTTCAAACGCGATCTGGATCTTCTGACAAGAGGTCTTAACGAGGATCCCCACAATGTTCGATACATGTTTTACCTTGCTCAAACCTTTCACAGTCTCGAGGGGTGGAACGAATCTATTAAGTGGTATACGAAGCGCATCGAGGCCGGTGGATGGTTTGAGGAAGTTTGGTATTCTATGTACATGATCTCCAAGACACATGCTGCTATTGGTAATCCCATCGAGGCCGAGATGTGGGTTCAGAGGGCATATGAGTTCCGGCCACAGCGGGCAGAGGCCTTGTATCACTTTGTCAAGTACCTTCGTGGACGTGGAGAAGTCCACAAGGCAATGCACTACATTAACATCGGAAAGAGGATCCCACTCTCGACAGATGCTCTCTTCATCGAGCAGGATGTGTATAAGGGGCTGTTTGACTATGAGGAGACACTGGTCTTGTATTATGTTCAGAGGTCCTTGCTAGACGGTCTGAAGGCATCCATAAACTTTCTCATGCGCGAGTCGCCAATGAATACAAACGTTCTTACGAATCTACCCTTCTATATTGAGCCACTGAAGTCACAGATCAGTTTGTATCCGATTATGCGCGATGTAGCCGGTTTCGATTATCATCCTTCGTCAATTTCAGTCTGTGAGGATATTCACAATGTTCGGTTTGTCAATTACCTCATCAATCATGCGGATGGCAGCTACATCATGAAGAATGGCAAGTACTCTACTGAAAATCATGTTCGTACACAGAACGCTGTTGTGGTCAACAAGATCCCTACGATGATGAATGATAGTAGTGTCTCTTTGGCGCGTCGCGATACACATATCAAGGGTCTGGAAGACGTTCGCATCTATCGTAATGCGAATGGAGTGATGTCCTTTGTGGCGACCTCTTTTGAGTACAGTGAAAAGATCCGTATCGTTCGGGGAACCTATAACGTAGAGACGGCAAACTACTCGGACTGTGTCGTTATGAACTCTCCTCACAACCAGGAGTGTGAGAAGAACTGGCTTCCAGTGAACGGAACGAACGATATTATCTACCGTTGGTCTCCGCTGGAGATTGGACGTTTTGAAGGAGAGGAACTGAAGATTATCGCTTCCTATGGAATGCCCTGGATGTTCCAACATTTCCGCGGTTCAGCAGCTCCGGTGAGGGTGGGAAATGAGCTCTGGGCACTTGTACACTTTGTGGAGTACTCAACTCCCCGCAAGTACTTTCACTGCTTTGTTGCTCTGAATCCGACAAACTACAAGCCGACACGAGTGTCGTGTCCGTTTGTGTTTAGGCAAAAAACGATTGAGTATTGTTTGGGTGTGACGATCAAGGGTACGCAGGCAACGTGCTATGTCTCGACAATGGATGATAGTCCGGTTGTTGTTGAATTTGATATAACTCAGTTAAGCTGGTTTTACACGTAGATATGACGCCACGACTCGTTGATCTGCTTCGCAGAGTCAGCAAGGATATGCTTAGCGTGGTCGGGTGTGATCGTCATCGGGAGCTTGAAGGGCAGATAGAACTTGTATCCCTTCGCCGTCGTCTCATCGGCAATGCGCAGAAGATTGATGCGAGTCACCAGCGTCTCCACCGCACGAATCAGCATACGAACACCCTCCTCCTCGCTCGAGTAATCCTGAATCATCGACTTAATGGCCTCCTCGGAGATCTTCAGATCAGACGACATGTTCAGGCGCTCCAGTATCTGAGGCCAGACATACTTCTCCACGATCACCTTCTTATCCTCCGCCGTATAGCCCGAGCAGTTGATCACCTGCATACGATCCTTCAGAATCGGGTGAACCTTGGACTCGTCGTTGAAGGAGAACACAAACAGACATTGCGAGAGGTCGAAATCGACACCCGCAAAGTACCTGTCGTGGAACTGAGAGTTCTGCGTCCGATCCGTCAGATGGATCAGCATGGATACGATCTCCTCGCCGTGAGGTGTGGACGAGACCTTATCGAGCTC